GAGGCTGGTAGGAAGTCCTACGAAAGAGCCAATCCAGGATCAGACCTGAAGGCTCCTGTTAAGTCTGGTGACAATCCGCGCAGAGCATCATTCCTGGCTCGGATGGGTGGTATGCCTGGGCCAGAGTACCAGGATGGCAAGCCAACCCGTCTGCTGCTGTCACTGAGAGCCTGGGGTGCGTCATCCAAGGCAGACGCTAAGGCTAAAGCTAAGGCTATCAGCGAACGCAATAAGGGCAAGTGACATGGATGTCAGCCAGCTACTCCGCGCATTGGGACTAGAACAGGCTTACGGGGCTTACCAGCGCAATATTGGTGAGCCGTTTGCTGCTATTGCTGGTGGTATCGGTAGAGGTTATCTAGGGCTTGACAAACCTCAGTACGGTGGATTGTTGGCAGAAGATATGTACAGAACTGGTCAGGCACTGGGCAGTATGCCTGGGATCGGAGCGCCAGCAGGAGCTTTTTCCGTTGGTGCTAAGGCTGCTGCTCAGGTTCCGAGCTTGCTGGCTGATGCTGTGCAGATGATGAAGGCTAACCCGGAAGCTGGTCTGCTTGCGTTGACTGGCTATCATGGCAGTCCATACAGATTCAGTAAGTTTGATGCAAGCAAGATCGGAAGTGGCGAGGGTGCTCAAATGTATGGGCATGGGATTTACTTTGCCGAATCCCCTGATATTGCAAATTATTACAAAACGACAACTGCTGTTGATAAATACGAAACATCTGCTGGCCCCTTAAGATCAAGCGATCTAGTTGATGCTTTGGTTGAAAACGCAGGTAATGTTCAGCCTCAATTGCAATCAGCTTATATGGCAAAAGCAAACGAGATTGTTAGAGACCTAATAATGGGCGAAAACCCTGAGTCAATTGCAAAGACAATCAGGGAGTCAAAATACGCAAGGACATATTCTGGGTTGGCTGACTCAGTAGAAAAGCTAAATCCAGTAAAGGCGTCTGGTGTTGTTTACACAGTAGACATCCCAGACGATATGATTGGCAAGATGATTGACTGGGATAAGCCAATCGGCAGACAGTCAAAACAGGTAAAAGAAGCAATCCAACAAACTAAGTCAATGCTTCCACAAAGTGCGATAGATGATCTTGGTGGTGATTTGTCACTATTGTATGGGCCGAATGTAACTGTAAATCAGTTTTTGAATACATGGGAATCACTGACTGGGAAAACCGGGTCTGGTGAGGCTGCACTCAGGCAGTTTGGTGTTCCTGGTGTTAAGTATTTTGATGAGCAATCTAGGCAGAAAGGAAAGGGGACTCGCAACTTTGTTGTATTCCCTGGAGAAGAAGAAGCAGTGCGTATCTTGAACGTCGAATGATCGTAAACCACAATCCATATTGGCATTGTGTGATCGATGACTTCTTCACCAATCCAGATCAGTTAGCAGAAGAGTTTCCGCAGCCAGATGATCCATGCTGGTTTCGGTATGACAATCCACTAGAGGTCAAGCGAACCTGCAACGACTGGCACAAGTTCCCACCAGAGACATACAAAACCTTTTCTTGGCTAACCAGCGACAAGTTCACACAGTCCCTGGAGGCAATGGTAGACGAGGATCTGTTCGCTGACCAAGGACTACACGGTGGTGGCTGGCATCAGCACAGCAGAGGAGGGAAGCTCAATGTTCACCTGGATTACAACATCCATCCAAAGCTACATTTGCAACGTCGCCTTAACCTTATTGTTTACCTGTCTCCTGCATGGGAATCGTCCTGGGGTGGTGGGTTGGGCCTGTACAAGGACAGCAGAACTCTTGCAAAGGTCATTGAGCCGAAGTTCAACAGGGCAGTGATCTTCGACACTAGAGGCTCATGGCATGGACTGCCTGATCCAATCAAATGTCCTGCTGATGTAACCAGAAACTCAATCGCTGTATACTATTTGTCTGAACCGGCAACAACCACAGACAATCGTAAGAGAGCATTGTTTGCACCAACACCGGAGCAGATGGGTGATCCAGAGATCGAAAGGCTGATTAAGGATCGAGTGAAACCGATGACCCGTTAGGAGTCGGACTGTGGTAAATAAAATACAGAAAGAGAATTTAACTAGGCAAGGACGAGGAAGACCGAAAGGTAGTCCAAACAAAGTCCATCAGAGCATGAAGCAAGCTATCGCTGATGCCTTTGATAAGCTCGGCGGTACAGACAGAATGGTGCAGTGGGCAATGGAAGATCCAAAGCACCTGACTGAGTTCTACAAGCTCGCAGCAAGGCTGATCCCTGTAGAGACAAATGTCTCCGGGGCAAACGGTGGGCCAATCCAAACGGTTCTAGAGATCGTCGGTGTCCAGAACCAGAGTTGAGATCCCGCAGAAGCTACTGCCGCTCTTCCAGCCTAAGCGATACAAGATCCTTCACGGTGGCAGGGGTTCAGGCAAGTCCTGGTCGATTGCTCGGGCATTGGTAGCACTAGGAGCATCCAAACCGATCAGGGTTCTCTGTGCTAGAGAGACGCAGAAATCCATCCAGGAGTCCGTTCACCGGCTGCTGAAGGATCAGATCAGTCTGCTAGGACTGGATAGCCTGTACGAGGTGCAAGAAAACAGGATCATCGGTTCCAACGGGACAGAATTCACCTTTGCAGGTATTCGCCAGCAAGGTGTGGCAAACATGAAATCTTACGAAGGCACTGACATCTGTTGGGTGGAAGAAGCACAGGTTGTCACTCGCAAGTCCTGGGATGTACTGATACCTACGATCCGTAAGCCTGGATCAGAAATCTGGATCAGCTTCAATCCTGAACTTGATACGGATGAAACCTTCACCCGGTTTGTGGTGCAACCACCGTCTGATTCATGGGTGTGCGAGGTCAACTGGTCAGACAATCCTTGGTTTCCACCAGAACTGGACAAGGAGCGCAGAGACTGGCTAGACAGAGATCCGCAGGGGTATCTCACTGTCTGGGAAGGTCGATGCAGACCTGCTGTAGACGGTGCTATTTACGCCAATGAGATCGAGGCTTTACAGCGAGAAGGCCGGATCAGGTCTGTGCCATACGATGCAACGCTTAAGGTTCACACTGTCTGGGATCTGGGATGGAACGACTCCATGTCGATCATCTTTGTCCAGAAGGTTGCCTCAGAAGTCAGGATCATTGACTTCATCGAGGACTCTCATCGAACCATTGACAGCTATGTCATGGAGATCGAGTCGAGGAAATGGAGATGGGGAACAGACTTCATCCCGCACGATGGAGCAAACAAGAACTTCCAGACCGGTAAGTCCACCCAGAACCTGCTAGAAACGCTTGGAAGGCGAGTTACCGTGCTGCCAAGGGGCAACCCAGAGGAAGGCATCAGAATCGCCAGGATGGTCTTTCCAAGGTCTTATTTCGACGCTGACAAGACGATGGAACTTGTAAACCATCTCAAACGGTATCGCAGGGCTATCAATCAGGTCACGCAGGAGGCTGGTGCGCCATTGCATGATGAGCATTCTCACGCTGCTGATGCTTGGCGTTATCTTGCAGAGTCACTGGAAATGATGTCCAATGACGATTGGGGTAAACCGATTAAACATAGTGCAAAATGGGTGGTTTGATGCTAGTTCCGCAGGGAAACATCGTTCTCCGTCGAGATTTTGACCAAACCATTCACGAATTGCGTGAGCGCATTCGCCAGTTGGAGCAGGAGATTGCTGCGCTGAAACAGGCAGATCCTCCACCTAAACGGCAATACACTCGCAGGGCAGAGGTGCAAAATGGATGAAGGTAGGCTCAAGGGCATTCTGTCGTCTGAGATCGATGACGCTATTGGCTATCTCGACACAGAGACTTCCGCTGAACGCGCAAAAGCGATGGATTACTACCTCCGCAAGCCCTATGGCAACGAGGTAGAAGGTCGATCACAGATCATCACCGCTGAGGTTGCAGAGGCTATAGACGGTGCGTTGCCAGATTTGATCCGGGTATTCACTCGCGCTGATGACATCATCCAGTATGAGCCTGTAGGACCAGGTGATGAGGAAGGTGCGAAGCAAGCAACGGACTACGTAAACTGGGTGTTCTACAAGCAGAATCCTGGATTCACTATCCTGCATCACTGGTTCAAGGATGCGTTGCTCCAGAAGACCGGGACGGTCAAAGCGTATTGGGATGAAAAGCTGGATGTGATCGAGGAGGTTTACAAGAACCTTTCTGAGATCGAGCTTGCACTGTTGCTGGCAGACGGAACCCGACAGGTTGTTGCAGAGCAGATCGAGGAAGTCGAGATTGACGGTGAGGTCACGCAGACTCGCAGTGTTGTCGTCCAGAAGCGCAACAAGATCGGTCGAGTTGTCGTTGAGAACGTCCCTCCGGAAGAGTTGATCGTCTCAAAGAAGGCCAGAACCGTTCAGGATGCGCCATTCCTTGCTCACCGTACTCTGGTTCCCAGGTCGATTCTGATCCAGATGGGATTCGACAAGGAGACTGTTGACGCGTTGCCAGCATTCAACAGCCTGGACTTCACCGAGGAGCGTCTTGCTCGATACACGCCGGGAGAGGAACCTTTCGAGGTTACCTCGCTGGATGAGTCGATGCAGGAGGTCGAGGTTTTCGAGTGCTACATTTATGTGGACTACGACGGTGACGGTCTTGCTGAGTTGCGGAAGATCTTCTACAGCAACAACGAGATTCTGAGCAACGAGAAGACGGACTATGTTCCGTTCCACGTTATTTGCCCGATCCCGATCCCGCACAAGTTCTTTGGTCAGTCGCTGGCAGACAGGACGATTGATCTGCAACTGATCAAGTCGACTCTGGTGCGTCAGTCGCTGGATAACCTGTATCTGTCGAACAATGCTCGGATGGGTGTGGTCGAGGGTCAGGTCAACATCGATGACTTGCTCAATGTGACTCCGGGTGGTGTCGTCAGGATGAAAAGTCCTGGTGCGATGACTCCGATCACGGTTCCATCCATCGGTGATCAAATCTTCCCGATGATGGGCTATTTCGATCAGGTTCAGCAGAAACGGACTGGTGTATCAGATGCTCAACAGGGACTCGATCCAAACATCCTGCAAAACGTCACTGCTGCTGCTGTTGCTGCGGTAACCAACGCTGCTCAAGGCAAGATTGAACTGATCGCTAGGATCTTTGCTGAGACTGGCGTTAAATCGCTGTTCAAGGGCATTTTGCACTTGCTCTGCAAGTACCAGGACAAGCAAGTTCTGCTTCGTATGCGAGGCAAGTTTGTGCCGATGGATCCGCGAGAGTGGAGCAATCAGTACGATGTCAGCATTCGGGTTGGTCTTGGGACTGGTACGAAGCAAGAACAGATGGCAATGCTCCAGATGGTTTTGGCCAAACAGGAGCAGATCCTACAGTTGGCAGGGCCGGCTAACCCGTTGGTCAGTCTCGGGCAGTATCGGGCGACTCTTGGCAGGTTTGTTGAGGCTGCTGGATTCAAGGACTCAACTGAGTTCTTCCGGGACATCACTCCAGAACAGGATCAGCAACTGTCCAATCCTCCTCCTCAGCAACCGCAACCCAATCCTGCTGTCGATGCCATGATTGCTCAGGCTCAAGCACAGATCCAGATCGAGCAGCAGAAAGCAATGGCAGCAATCGAGACTCAACGGATGAAGGCTCAAGCCGATATTCAGCTTGCCAGGGAAAAGGCTGCTGCTGAACTCCAGTTGAAGCAACAAGAGTTTGAGGCAGAGGCACAGTTGAAAGCTGCCAAGATCGGCGCGGGTATTAGTGCGAACGTGGAAATCCCGGGATGAGTCCAGATCGCGCAGCTAATCTGCTCCGGGATGATGAGTTTGTCAGGGAACTGGAAAGCCTGAAACAAGGGTTTGTTGACAGGATTGTTAACTCTAGTGATCACGAGGTTGACGCTAGAGAAAATTCCTATAGAATGATTCGCGCAATAGATTTGATCAAAAGTCATTTCCAAGCGATTGCCGATACGACTGAGATCAGGTCTAAACGATGGAAAATTTTGTGAGGGTCTGAATGGACACTACTCCGCAAGGAAGTGGACAGCTTGATGTAAACAGTGGCGCTGCCGCAATTCTTGGATTGATGGGCGATGCTGAGGCTCCACAAGCCGACCAGCAGGAACCGCAGGAAGAGGTTGTAGAGCAGGAGCAGGAACAGACTGAGCAGGTTGAGGAAACTCCGCGCTACCGGGTGAAAGCAGCCGGTGAGGAACGCGAGGTTACTCTGGATGAACTGATCAAGTCTTACCAGCTTGGCACGGATTACACTCAGAAAACCCAATCGCTAGCGGAACAGCGGAAGGCTCTGGAAGCAGAGAGACAGGCTGTCGAGCAAGCGAAAGCTCTCCGAGACCAGTATGCAGAGCGTCTGCAAGCTATTCAGCAGGTGCTGGCAGAACAGTCGAAGGGCGAGAACCTTGAGGCATTGAAAGAATCTGATCCAATCGGATATGCGGTCAAGGTCGCAGAGTTACAGCAGCGCCGAGAGCAACTAGCAGCAGTCCAAGCTGAACAGCAACGAATTGCCTACCAGCAACAATCGGAGCATCAGCAGAGACTTGCAAGCATCGTTGCCGAGGAACAGCAGAAGCTGGCTCAAGCGATCCCTGAGTTTGCAGATCCACAGAAGGGTGAAACGGTTAGAGGCGAGATCAGGGCTTACGCCAAACAACTCGGTTTCACGGATCAGGAACTTGCCCAGGTCTACGATTCACGCGCTGTATTGACTCTCTGGAAGGCGGCTCAATACGACAAACTTCTGTCTCAGAAGCCGGGTGTCCAGAAGAAGGTTGCGGAAGCTCCGAAAGTGTTGAAACCGGGAACCAGTAGGCCGGTGAACACAGAGGAGATGGCAATCAGGGATCAGCGCAAAGTCCTGAAAAAGACCGGCAAAGCGCGAGACGCTGCTGCCATTTTTGAACGATTCCTGTAAGGATTTTGAAATGAGCACTTTTACCGCACACAGCGCAATCGGTATGCGCGAAGATTTGATTGATGTTATCTACGACATCAGTCCGACCGAAACCCCGATCCTGTCCACCCTGGCTCGTACCAAAGCGACTGCTGTTTACCACGAATGGCAAAGCGATTCGCTGGCTGCTGCTACGACTGCAAACGCTGCGGTTGAGGGCGCTGATGCTGTTGCTACCACGATCAGCCCGACTGTTCGTCTTGGAAATTATACGCAAATTGTACAGAAGACAATTTCCATCTCGAACACCCTCGAGGCCGTGAACAAGGCTGGCCGGAAGTCGGAGAAGGCGTATCAGCTTTCTAAGGCTGCGTCGGAACTGAAGCGCGACATGGAAACCATCATCACTGCCAACCAAGGGCAGACTGCTGGCTCTTCCACCACCGCTCGGAAACTCGGTGCGATTCTGTCCTGGCTGAAGACCAACACTTCCGCTGGTACGTCTGGCACTGATCCGACGACGATTGGTGTTTCGACTCGCTCGGACGGTGCTACCCGGACTTTCACCGAGACGCTGCTGAAAGATGTTGTTGCCGAGGTGTTTGTTTCGGGTGGCAATCCGAAACTGCTGGTGGTCAACAGTGGTCTGAAGCAGAAGGTGTCGAGTTTCGCTGGTATCGCTGCTCAGCGTTACATGGCTCCTGGTGATCAGCCGACGACAATTATTGGGGCGGCTGATGTCTACATGAGCGACTTTGGTACGCTGTCGGTCACCCCGGATCGCTTCATGCGGACTCGTGACGCGCTGCTGCTCGATCCTGAGTATGCTGCGATTGCGTATCTGCGTCCGTTTGCGACGAATGATCTGGCGAAGACCGGCGATGCTGAGAAAACCCAGCTTCTCGCTGAGTTCACGCTGGAGATGCGGAACGAGGCAGCTCATGGCGGGTGCTTCGATCTTAATCCAGCTCTGTAATTGACCGTGTGCTGATAGCGTGATAAGGTACTCCTGTCGAAAGATGGGAGTACCTTTCATGTTTTGTATTGTCAAAGGTTGTAGTCAACCGAAAAAGTCTCTGGGGTTCTGCCAAAAGCATTATCAGAGAGTTAAGAAGTACGGCAGTCCAGAAACTAGAAAGTGGTCTCAAGCGCCACTAGAAGAGCGATTCTGGATGAGAGTTGATAAGCGTAGTCCAGAAGAATGTTGGGAATGGACTGGTCAAAAGATGCCAAACGGTTACGGCAGAATCAGTCTAGGCAAGAAGTCTGAAGGTGCTGAAGGTGTGCATAGGGTCAGTTGGTTGTTGGCTAACAAAGGCCAAACAATTCCAGTTGGAATGCACATCATGCACAGTTGCGACAATCCTGGCTGCGTTAACCCGTCTCATCTATCGCTTGGAACACCGAAAGAAAACACACAGGACATGATCCGCAAGGGCAGGAAGCGTGTTGTTGCTCCAGTCGGCGAGGGAAATGGCAAGTCGCTGATCAATGCTGAAATCGTGCGGCAGATCAAGCAAAGCACAGACAGTCACGCTGCTTTGGCAAGACGATTTAATGTGTCTCCAAATTGCATCAGGGGTGTGCGGATAGGTAGGACTTGGAGTCATGTGACATGAAAGACTTATTCAGTATCAGTGAGACTCGCTACACGGTAGCGACACTGCAAGACGATCAAGTAATCCTGACCACTAAGCAGGATGTGTCTGAGATCGTGGAAGCCAATAAGCGACAGGTCAACGCTGCAACCAAGAAGGTTGACAGTGTTATGACCCATGTTGCCAGGATTCCAAACACGGTGATTGATGTCCTCAACAAGATGGGCATCATGCGTGGATTCATGGTGACAGACGAAAAACGATTTAAGGCTTGGTTGAATGACCCTGATAACCGAGTCTGGAGGACTTACCCAGGAAGCGTTTAAGGAGGAGCATGAAGGTTGCAATCTGTGTCCCATGTCGGGACGAGGTGATGAGCGGATTCTGTTTTGACCTTGCAAGATTGGTCGGATACGAGGCAAAACGGGGTCAGAACGAAATACAACTGTTGCAGATGCCAGGAACGCTGATCTTCACTCAGCGGGAGAAACTGGCTCAAGAGGCTCTAGAGTGGGGAGCAGATCAAGTTCTGTGGATTGACTCTGATCAGCGGTTCCCTGCTGATACGCTGGAGATCCTGCAATCCAGGAATGTGTCGATCTGTGGAGTGAATGCCACGACCCGCAGAGAACCGATTCTGCCGACTGCGTTGAATCTCAAGATCGAGCGTGAAATGCTCAATGGCAAGCCTACTGGTGAGCCATATCAGGTCTGGCACAAGGTTGAAAGCAGGGGCAAGAAGGGTATAGAACAGGTGACCGCTGTGGGTTTTGCGGTTACACTAGTCAACAGGGAAGTCTTTGAAAAGATTCCAAAGCCTTGGTTTGATGTCATCTGGACTGACCACGGCAATGTCATCGGTGAGGATGTTACGTTCTGCGTCCGGTGCATGGAGAATGACATTCCGGTGTATGTTGACCATGAACTGTCAATGCACATCGGACACATTGGCGTCAAGACCTTTGGATGGGATGACGTAAAGCATGGCCCTAGCAACCTACAGCGACCTGAAAACAGCAGTCGCAAACTATCTCGCAAGAAGCGATCTAAGTAGCCAGATCCCTGACTTTATCCGGCTGGCTGAGATCCGTCTGCGGAGGCAGCTTCGCATCCGCGAGATGCTAAAGCTGTCTAGCACGACGATGACTGGTGGTGATAGCACTGTCGGTCTGCCAAGCGACTTCCTCCAGATGCGTAACCTGTATCTGGATGGCAATCCAGAGATCCCCATCGGATACCTGTCTCCTGCTTCGTTCACCAGGAATGCGCGGGTGACTGAGAGCGGCAAGCCTGTCGCCTACACCATCCTGTCAGAGGAAATGCAGTTTGCTCCTGTGGCAGACAGCAACTACACGCTGTGGATGTTGTATTACGCTGCGCCGACGTTTTTGAGTGACAGCACAAGCACGAACACATTTACGAGTGTTTGTCCTGATCTTCTGCTTTATGGTGCGCTGACAGAAGCAGAGCCATATCTGATGAATGATGCCAGGATTCAGACATGGGCGGCATTGTTTCAGCGGTCTTTGCAGGATCTCACTGTATCGGATGAGCAGGCAGAGTATTCTGGCAATCCTATGGTTATGACAGTTCAGAAGAGGTAAATCATGGCTATCACCCAAGCAATGTGTACCAGCTTCAAGACGGAGCTTCTTGGTGGCACACACGATCTTGATACAGATACGATCAAAATCGCGTTGTTCACATCATCGGCCACACTTGGAGCCTCTACAACAGCCTACAGCAGCACGGATGAGGTTGCTAATGGTAACGGGTACACCACCGGAGGAAACACGCTCTCAGGAGCTACAATCTCGTCCAGTGGCACAACTGCGTTTGTAGACTTCTCAGATAGCACTTGGTCAAGTGCATCATTCACTGCTCGCGGTGCATTGATCTACAACAGCAGCAAGTCCAATCGAGCGATTGCTGTGCTTGACTTTGGATCTGACAAGACCAGCACAAATGGTGATTTTGTTGTGCAATTCCCGACTGCTGATGCGTCTAATGCAATCATTCGCATTGCGTAAGAGGTTGGCATGATCAAGATTGACTTCCAGTTTGAAACGCCACACGGCAAGTTTGCTGACGCTCTGCACCTGCCGGAAGATCACACCTTCACCGAGGCAGAGATCCAGGCGATGAAAGAACAGCGCCGGGATAACTGGATTGCTGTCGTCACTGCACCGCCCGTAGAACAGCCGGAAACCACCAAGGAGATTGGTGGTGAGGTCTATCAAAAGCTAGAAGGAGTCCCGCCCTCTGGAGCTAAACTCGTTGAAATCGATGGTGTTTGGTTCTATAGGGTGTAACCGTGGCAGATCGCTATTGGGTCGGTGGTACGGCGAACTGGGATGGCACCGCTGGTACTAAGTGGTCAACAACGTCCGGTGGTGCTGGTGGCGCGTCTGTGCCTACGAGCGCGGATGATGTGTTCTTTGATGCCGCCTCAACCGGTACTTGCACGATCAGCACCGGCAATACCGGGGCTAAGTCAATCAACTGTACGGGGTTCACGGGAACGATTGCGGGTAGTGCAAATATTACTATTGCAGGTAGTGTGACTCTTGTTGCCGGAATGACTTATACGCACACAGGCACCGCAACAATCACAGGTACGAGCACACTTATAACTGCTGGTAAAACTTTTACTAACTTTACTGTTGCTGGCTCTGGAATTACGGTTGCGCTAGGAGATGCAGTTACGGTACGTTCTGGCGGGTCTATAACTGTTACTCAAGGTACATTTAATACCAACGGATACAACGTAAATGCCGCCACTTTAGCGTCATCAAATTCAAACACACGAGCCATAAATTTAGGATCAAGCACGGTAACGTTAACCGGTTCAATTGATTTTGCCACCAGCACCGGGCTTACTTTTACTTCTGGAACATCGCAAATAAACACATCGGGAAACGGAATAGTTTTTAACGGCGGGGGTCAAACTTTTTATAATGTAGCTTTCACCAGCACCAATGCGGGTGGAGCAGCAATCACAGGCGCAAACACGTTTAACAATTTATCTGTAACCGCTTCCGCATCCGCTGGTGTGACGCCGATAACCTTTGACTCCCGCCAAACCATCAACGGCACACTGTCCACAACAGGCACCGCAGGCAACCGCCGAGTCTGGTTTCGTGGAGCTACCTACGGTCTAGCCCAAACTCTCACCATCAACGCCACACCGAGTCTGACAGACGCAGACTTCCGGGACATCTACGTTATCGGCACTGCTGCGCCGATCTCAGGTACTAGGATTGGTGACTTGCGTGGCATCCGTGGGATCACGTTCAGTACGCCTAAGACGGTGTATTGGAATCTTGCTGGCGCACAGAACTGGTCGGCAAACGGATGGTCGGATACAAGCACAGGTACGCCAAACACTAACTTCTTTCCACTCGCGCAGGACACCGCTACGTTCACAAACGCAGGTTCGGTGACGGGCACGATAACGATGAACTCTGCTGTTCCCTACACAGGGACGGTGGATATGTCCGGTCGCACGAGTGCCATGACGCTGGCAATTGGCGCAGCGTTTACGATTTATGGCGACTGGAAAAACGGTTCTGGAACCACATTAAGCACTGCAAACACCTTGATGTTCTCTGGCCGTAACACGCAAACCATCACCAGCGCAGGCAAGACATTTAGCGGCGGCATTACGGTTGACTCCTACAGCGGCACAGTCGAGCTTGCTGATGCCCTGAACATTGGGTCACAAACCCTCACCGTTACCAACGGCACGTTTGACACCAAGAACTTTAATGTCACGGCTGGATCGCTATCGTCTAGTAACTCAAACATCAGGACGATTACGCTTGGGTCGAGTACGGTGACGTTAAGTACTAACCTAATATTCACTATTAGCACAAACCTTACTTTTAATGCCGGAACATCGACAATATCTTGTACGGGGACAATAGGCCAGGCGTTTTCAGGTGGTGGGCAAACTTTTTACGATGTTGCAATAACTAGCAGCGCAGCAAGCGGCGCATCTTCATTTAACAGGGCTAACACTTTTAATAATTTAACAATTACTGCCCCAGCAAGCGCTGGGTTTAGATTTGTAAATATTAGTGATAATCAAACCATCACCGGCACCCTCACCGTCGCCGGAGCATCGCCAATCCGTCGCATCTTTGTCCGCTCAGATACCCTCGGAACTACCCGCACTCTTACCGTAGGCACTCTCTCCGCAACAGACTGCGACTTCCGAGACATCACTATCGCAGGTACAGCAGCAGGATCATCGCCCACCCGAGCAGGTGACTGCGGTGGGAACTCTGGGATTACGTTCCCTGCGGCCAAGACCGTTTATTGGAACCTCGCTGGCGCTCAGAACTGGAGTGCTACGGCTTGGGCACCCGGCACTGGTGGAGTACCGGACATAAACAACTTCCCGCTCGCACAAGACACGGCGGTGTTTGATGAAGCAGTAAACAGCGTGACGGGAACAATCACGATCAATGCTGCGTGGAACATCGGCACGTTTGATGCCAGTGCAAGAACAAGTGCGATGACGTTAAACGGTTCTACAAATAGCCCAGAAATATATGGAGATTGGAAATTTGGAACAGGCGTTACATCTAGTGTTGCTACGGGCGGCTATTTTTTTAGAAAAAGAGGAACGCAAACAATAACAAGTAATGGGGTTTCTTTTGGTACAACACTTGTATTAGGTACTGTAAATGGTACGGTGCAACTAGCTGATGCGTTATCAATAAACAGCTCTCATACCTTGCGTCTTGATTCTGGAACGTTTGATGCGGTTAGTTATAACGTGACGACAGGACTCGTTCTATTTAATCCATCATCGACTACACCCGGAACGGTAAAGATGGGTTCCGGTACTTGGACGCTTTCTGGAACTGGCACCGTGTGGAATGTTGGCGGCACTTTAAACTTTTACAAAGGAACGGCCAATATTGTTCTGTCTGATACAAGTTCGTCCGCAAGAACATTTACGGCAACAACTGTCGCGTCGTCATATAACAAATTAACTATTGGCGGCACAACAGGCACATCAACATTAACATTAGAGAATAATTTCCAGTTCACTGAACTAGCTAGCACTAAAACCGTAGCCCACACCATTGCTCTTGGCTCCACAACTCAGACTTTTGGCAAGTGGACGGTTACAGGCAGCGCAGGCAACGTAGTCACCCTCACCGGCACTGGCACTAGCCACATCCTTGCTGGTGCTTGCACCTCGGGCATTGATTACCTTGCAATGGGCAGCATTGGCTTCGCAGCCACAAGCCCCGGTGAGTTCTATGCTGGAGCCAACAGCACAGGAACCGCTGGAGCGCCTGTCTACCGCACCGCTAAACCCGCAGACTCCACACGCTACTGGGTTGGCGGTACGGGCAACTGGTCAGACACCGCGAGATGGTCTACTGGTTCAGGTGGGGGTTCTGGTGCTTCTGTACCCCGCAGCCACGACGACGTAGTGTTCGACTCAAGCTCTAATGCCACAGCCTATACCGCTACGGTGAACGCCGTAACTGGCGGGATTCGCATGAAGTCGCTCACGATTGCTGGCCCAGCATCGGGTAACGTGACGCTTGCCGGAACGACTGCGATGGTCGGTATACATGGCAACGTGACGCTGCCTGCTACGGGGCTGACGAGGACGTATACCGGAGGGATGACGCTATCAAGCAACTCGACGGGATTGACGTTTACGACAAATGCAGTGACGCTGGCGAGTGATATAACGATAAATGGTGTTGATTGCGCCTGGGCGCTTGGCAGTGCGTTGGATATGGGATCGTCGTCAGCGCTGACGGTTAACAATGGATCAATTGACCTTGCAACTTACAATTTAACTGCGTCACAAATAGTTTCAAACAATGGAAATTCCAGAACAATTGATTTTGGTACAGGAACCACTCAACTTTCTGGTGCTGCGCCAATCAATTTCGGCACCACAGAAACCAACCGAGCTAATCTAACTGTCACAGCAGGCACTTCACAAATAAACCTCTCTGCCAACGGCCCAACATTCTCTGGCAACAACCAGACCTTCTACAACGTCAGCTTTACCGAGACCAGTGCCGGAGCCACCACGATCAACGGTGCAAACAGCTTCAACAACTTGTCTTTTTCTGGTTTAACTGCTCTTGGTCTAAACCAGATAACGCTTACCGCAAATCAAACCATCACTGGCACTTTGACTTTTTCTGCGGGCACAAATGCTGCATATAGACGGTTTATTAGATCTGACATTATTGGTACAACCCGCACACTGACCGTCGCCGCGTTCTCTGGGACTGACGTAGACTTCCGAGACATCACTGTCACCGGAGCAGCGGCTCCGATCTCTGGGACTCGACTAGGTGATGTAAAAGGCAATAGTGGAATTACATTTCCATCACCAAAAACCGTTTATGTTCGCTCGACCGGATCAGATTCCTGGGACTCTTCTACCGGCTGGTCAGCAACATCTGGCGGCGCAGCCGATATTACACAGTTCCCACTCGCTCAAGATACAGTCATCTTTCCTGCGGCAACGTATCCAGCATCTGGCAGCACAATCACAATTAGCCGAGCATACAATATTGGCACGATTGACATGTCCCTTCGGACAAGCAATACGGTGACGCTTGCGATGACGTCAACCTTCACAAACCTAGTTTGTGGCAACTTAATCAATGGCACTGGTACAACGCTGAGTGGCACTGCATCACTTACGTTTGCTGGCCGAGGCAGTCAAACGATTACGAGCGCTGGCAAGACTTTTACGCAGAGTTTTATCATTGATAGCCCAGGAGGTTCTGTAACGTTGCAAGATGCTTTTGTTTGCGACAGAAGCGCAGGCTTTGCTTTTACAGTAACCGCAGGAACTTTTGATGCTGATGGGTTTAACGTAACTTTATCTGGCGCGTCAAGCGGTTTTTCATCTACTAACTCTAACACTAGAACCATTGCCATAGGTTCTGGAACATGGGTTTTAGCAGGAACAGGAGGATGGGACACAGCCACCTCCACCAACCTCACCGTCACCGGCACCGGCACAATCTCTCTGACCTCTGCTTCGGCTAAGATCTTCGTTGGCGGTGGTGTTGCCTACACCAACATCACGTTAAACCAAGGCGGTGCTGGTACTTTGACACTCTTTAGCAACAACACGTTCAAAACGATTAGCAGCACCGCTGCTGGTGCAAACACAATCAACATCGGCACGACTACCCAGCGGATCACTACATCGTGGACTGCTACTGGTACAGCAGGAAACATCCTGACTGTACAAGGTACATCTGCTGCTTCGCCTGGGACGCTTGTTTTTACTGGATCGGGGACTGCCGCTGATGTAAATTATTTGACAATCACTGGTGTCAGGGCATATCCGCTATGACTTGGTACGCTGGCACTAATTCCACCAACAACGGCAGTCTCGGCTGGCTGTTTGAGGCTTCTCCCGGTGGTGGTGTTACTGTCAATGTCACGGGCGTGTCTGCCACCGGATCTGTTGGGACGGTAGCGGTTGCCGCAGGTGCGGATGTATCCGTCACAGGCATAGAAGCCACCGGACAAGTCGGTGTTGTTGCTATCGTAGCAGGAGCCGATGTTCTTGTTACGGGGCTAGAGGCTACTGGTCAAGTTGGGTTTGTGACTGTCGCTGCTGAAGCAGTAGCGTCAGTTACTGGGGTGTCTGCTAACGGTGATGTCGGTTCTGTTGTTGTTGCGATCAACGTTTTTGTTGATTTAACAGGTGTATCAGCATCTGGACTTGTTGGTTCTGTAGTTGTAACTGCTGATGCGGTTGTTGCTCTGACTGGTGTATCGGCAACAGGTCAAATTGGTACGGTTACTGTTCTAGTTGTTGTTCCTGTTACTGGTGTTCAAGGGACGACTGTTCTAGGGACGATCACTTTAGAGAGCAACAATTATCTATATGTCACTGGTTTGCAAGCGACAACTTCTGTCGGGACTGTTACACTCACTGGTGTGTGGAGCAACCCTGATGATGAGGCTAATGTGTGGACGGATGTTGTTCCTGGCTCTGATGTCTGGACGCCAAAGGCAACCGGATCGAATACTTGGACGACACAATGAGAGTGGTGTTTGGTCAATGGACGCCTGACCGTCCTGGTGTTGCAGGAAACCTGACAGAGGCCAAGAATGTGCTTCCTACAGCATCAGGGTATGGATCGCTGAATGGAACAGCTAACCTGTCTGATGCTGCTAGTGAGAATCTGCTGACGGTGTTTCCTGGCCGATGGGCTGGCGCTACCACGCTGTTTGCTGCTGGTGCTGGCAAACTGTTCAAGTTCGATCCTGCTGACGCTGATCTGGATGATGTTTCCAGGACTCCGACTGCTTACTCCACAACTGACTTTTGGCAGTTCACTCAGTTTGGATCTCAGGTGATTGCGTCCAACGGTGTTGACAAACTCCAAGCATGGAACATGGCATCCAGCACAAGGTTTGCTGACCTTGCTGCTGCTGCTCCTACTGCATCGTTTGTGACCGTTGTGCGGGACTTTGTTGTCGCTGGCAAAACCGCAACTTATCCTAACCGTGTACTCTGGTCGGACATAAATGATGAAACCGACTGGACTCCTGGTGCTGCCAGCCAATCCGACACGCAGGACATTCCTGACGGTGGTGAGATTCGCGGTATCACCGGAGGTGAGTTTGGTGTCGTGCTGATGGAACGTGGTCTGTATCGCATGACCTACATCGGCGCACCGTTGTTCTTCCAGTTCGACAACATTGCTCGAAACGTAGGCTGTTACGAGTCTCGGTCGATTGCTCAATATGGCCCGATGACGTTCTTCCTGAGCGATGACGGGTTCTTTATGACCGATGGTCAGCAGGTCAAGCCTATCGGAGCAGAGAGGGTTGATAGGTGGTTTTACGCTAACGCAGATCCATCTCAGTTCAGCAAGATGAGTGCTGCTGTAGATCCGGTCAACAAACTGGTTCTGTGGTGCTTCCGGGACATTTTCAACGTCCAGAAGCTCCTGATCTACAACTGGTCAACAGATCGTTGGTCACACGGTGACTCTGGTGCGGACTACATCTCCAGCATTGCCACTGCGTCTACTACTTTGGAGCAGTTGGACAATATCTCAGCTAGTCTGGATGCGCTGCCAGCCTCTCTGGATTCGCGCCTGTGGACTGGTGGCAAACTGATCCTGGGTGGTGTATCCGGGGCCAGGATTGTGACCTTTGCTGGATCTGATCTGACTGGAACGATCAACACAGGTGACATCACCGTAGAAGGCCAGGAAACGCTTATAAGGCTTGCTAGGCCACAGATTGACAACGGTAGTGCTACGGTATCAGTCGCAAGCAGAAAACGCTTGGACGGGGCTATAAGCTACTCTACAGCGGTTGCTGCTGATAGCGAGAACCGGGTGAGTCTACGATCTCGAGGAAACTACCATCGTCTGAGTATCACCCCGACAGGGAACTACGACACTGCTGTTGGGATTGATGTGGACATTGTTCCTGTTGGTGGTCGCTGATGTTTCGCAGGTTGCCTCAGCAGGGTGGTAGTCAGCGAGAGGTTGCTGAGATTGTCAATCGTGTGCTGGATGGCAAGATCAACAGTCTCGGCTATGTCACTCTGGCGACTGGTGATGCTACGTCTACGACGTTGTATGACGCTCGGATCAGTCCTGAGAGCTTGATTCTGCTGATGCCATCGTCTGCTGCGGCGATGGCTGATCCTGTTCCGTTTGGATCGTTTTCTGACTCAACAGATCAGGCTGCTGCCAACACGACAACGGCATATGCTGTCACCTACAACACGACTGACTTTTCCAAAGGCATCAGTGTTGTCAGCAACTCCAGGATCACGTTTGAGACTGCTGGTGTCTACAACATTCAGTTTTCGATTCAGTTTGCAAACGATGATGTACAGATCCAGGATGTGGATGTTTGGTTCAGGAAGAACGGTACTGACATTGCAAACAGCAACTCCAAGTTTTCGGTTCCAAACAGTCATGGCGGCACAGACGGTCACCTGATTGCGTCTCTGAACTTTTATGTGGAAGTTGTTGCCAACGACTACATCCAGGTCATGTGGGCGACGACAAGCACTTTGGTGGTGATTGAGCATCTTGCAGCGCAGACCACTCCGACAAGACCAGCGACACCGAGTGTCATTGTGACTGCCAACAAGGTCGACGAGTCATCCACATCTGATGTGTATGCGTCATCCATAGGATACGGTCAGGCAACGATCAGTCATTTTGCGAACTCGACTGCGGATAAGACGTATCGCTATGTCGTCCTCGGTTAGAGTGTTTGTAGAGCCGCATAGACTGCGGGAAGTGTGGGAATTTGTAAGACCTGGACTGCTGGAGGTTAAGAGGGCAAGCAGGGATCAGTGGATACCAGAGGACATTTACGTTGACTGTTTTGAAGGACGGTCAATGCTCTGGTTGATGGTGGAGGACGGAAATCCTGTCGGGTTTGGAGTTTTGCAACCGATGGGTGACACTCTGCATATCTGGGCTGGTTGGGGCAAGTTTCTGATGGAAGATGGTTTCCGTCATGCCCATGAGATTGCGCTAGCGGGTGGAGCGCGTAAAATCTCATTCGACAGCAGTCGTCCTGGGTGGCGAAAGATTGCGGAGCGTTATGGATTCAAGCCTACAAAATGGGTCGCAGAAGTCACACGATAGCCAAGAGTGGAGGGCTATTCGTGATGCCAAGCTATTAGAGTGGTTTGACGGTGACCATAGTGCTGTTGACTTTGTAGTAGCGTTCAGCAGCATTGCAGAGCTTTGGGATGACTTGATCGACAAAGACAAGGAACCGTCCCGACAGGAGATCGATGCGGTTTTCTGGAATGCTCTTGTTACATTTCCTTGCAATGAGTTTTTCAACAAGCACAGATCATTTCTGATGCCGTTGATTGTTCAATCAATCAATGCCTACCATGATTCTGTGGAGCTTGAAAGAGGCGGCAAAGAGGACAGGGCATACGCTTTGACTCTAAGGCTTGTTGCATTGCAGATGTGTCCCATGATTGTCATGCTGAAAAAGGGTTATCCTGCTGCAAGAGCAGTAAGCCTAGATATGTGGAAGTTTTTTACTCAGCACGACAAGCCGATCAAATGGATTGAGGGGAAGTAAAATGCCATTCGGTGGAAGCAGAAGCAGACCGGAAGTAACCGAAACTAGGATTGATCCTAGACTTGTTCCGTTTGTTGAGCAGGGTCTGAGTGGCGCTCAGAGTCTGTTCCAGACCGGACAGATCCCTGGTGCATTTGTCCCGCAGTTTTTTCCTGGGCAAACCTATGTCGGGCCTTCTGGATTTACTGAACAGGCTATCCAGTCTGCTGCTGAACGCGCACAGGCAGGATCTCCGCTAGTTCAGCAAGCTCAACAGGCAGCACAGAGTTTGACTGGTTTCCAGTCACCCGGTGCTGGTATGTTCCAGAATGTCTACGGTGCTGCTGGGTACAATCCTGCGGCGGCAATGTATGGCGACATTTATGGTGGCGCTGGATTCAATCCTGCTGCTGCCGGGACTCAGGCTACTGCTGGCGGTGCGTATCTCGGAGCAAACCCGTTCCTACAGGGCGCTTTCCAATCGCTGGCTCGTCCTATAACTGAGCAGTTCCAGCAACAAGTTCAGCAAAATCTGAGCGCAGCATCTCGTGCTGGTCGCCTTGGATCTGGTGCATTTGCTGGATTGCAGGAAGGTGCTGCTGGCAGACTTGCAGAGGGATTGGCTGGTCTGGGTGAGCGTCTTGGGTTCCAAGGCTACCAGATGGAACGTCAACTCCAAGAACAGGCTCTAGCGCGTCAACAACAGGCTGCACAGCAACAACTGGCGACTCAGTTGTCTGCTGCTGGTGGTTTGGGTCAGACGCAAGCACAGATGCTGTCTGCTCAACTCCAGGCTGCTCAGGGACTTGCCGGTGCTGCTCAGGGTGCTGCTGGTGTTCAACTGCAAGCCTCGCAACTTGCTCCTGCTCTGGCTGAACAGGATTACGCTGGTGCTCAGAAGCTCTTGCAAGCCGGTCAGTTGCAAGAGCAGTATCAGCGTCAGGTTCTGCAAGACGCTATCAATCGATACAACTTCCAGCAGGAAGCTCCGTATCGTGCTCTGTCGCAATACAGCGCATTTCTGTCAGGGTTTCCGCAAGGTGCTCAACAGGCTGCACCGTCTTACACTAACCCTGCTGCCAGTTTGCTTGGTGGTGCTGCGTTGGTGTCTGCATTCAATCAACCGCAACAGGCTCCTGCGAGGTAATCATGGCCGATCCCGTAACTCTTGCCGCTATCGGGGCTGTCGCTGGTGCTGCCACTAATAAGAAAGATCCGGTCAAGGGCGCGCTCATTGGAGCGACTCTTGGTTTCGGTGGTGGTACTGTTGCTCCTGCTCTCATGGGCGGCACTGCTGCTGGTGCTGGAGCCGCAGGTACTGGTGCTGCTGCTGGAGGAACTTTTATCCCTGGTATGGCGCTAGAGACTCAATTAGCTGCTGCTCCTGCGTCACCTCTGGCTGGATTCATGTCAAAAGCAACGACTCCTGCAAGCCTCATGGCTGGCGCTCAGTTGGCTGGAGCCATGCAGCCTAAAGCTCCTGTGGCACAGGCGATGCCGCTGCGTCCTGGTCAGCAGGTTCCGATCACACTCGATCAGATCCGCGCTATCGATGCTGGAATGTTTGACACTATCCCGATGGATCGCAGGATGATGACCATGCAAAGCAGGTTTGGATTGCCTCCTGTGCCATTCCTGCAAGACCTAGAGCCGATTGAATCGCGCAGACTGTCTCTGCTGTGAGGTGAATGATGGATGGAATCCTTGATCGACTGTTTCCGCAACCTCAGTATGTCTCTGGGTTGCTCGGAGATGAGTCGCAGATTGCACTTCAACAGGCTCGACAGCAGGGTCTGCTAGGTCTTGCTGCTGGTCTGTTGCAAGCCGGTGGGCCTAGTCGACAGCGAACCAACATCGGTCAGGCTATCGGTGCTGGACTCCAGGCTGGCCAACAGGCATATCGAGGTGCGCTGTCGGAGCAGATCCAAGGTCAGCAGATGGCGCTGAAGCTGGCTGAACAGCAGAGGTTGCAGCAGCAGCAGAGAGCCTTGCAAGGCATCATGCCGCAGTTGATGACGACTGAGCGTCAGCAAGCACTAACTACTGGCGCACAGGCTGCTGATCCGTTGGCTGCGCTGATCCAGTCTGCCGAGGCTGGAACGCTAAATCGTCCTGTGTTGAATCAGCAAGCGTTGAACCTTGCTAGGTCATTCCTGAGTCCGAAAGACTTTAAGGATCTGGTTGAAGGATTGACCAAACAGCAAGAGCTTGCTGCTGGCCCGAAACCTGAGATTAGAGAGGCTGGTGGCGCTCTTTACTCTGTTGCTGGTGGTCGAGCAACTCCATTGGTTGCTGCTCCACCAAGACTGCAAGCTGTTGGCGATACCTTGTATGAGGTTGTCAATGGCAAAGCAACACCTGTTGTTTCACAGACAGGAAAACTAACCGGAGAGTACGGTAACCAAGCCAAA